GCCAGGGCCAAAGGCGCTAGAACAGAGACCACAGTACGGGATTTGTTAAAAAAGCATACTGGTTTAACATGGGAAAGAATACCTGGATCAGGTGCTCTTGACCCTAAACATCAGCTTAAGGGCGATTTATACGTTCCTGGGCGAACCAACCTTTGGTGTGTAGAAGTTAAAGGTTACGCGGAAGACCACCTTACTTCACACTTACTAACATCCAAGACTCCGCAACTAGTAGAATTCTGGGAACAAACTATTCGTCAAGGTATTCAGGTTTCAAAAAAGCCGCTACTTATTTTTAAATTTGATCGAAGCAAAGTATTTGTTGCTTTTGATGAAATGCCTAATTCGCAGAACTACCGATGCCTTTATTATAACCACGAACAGCATGAGTTCTATGTATCATTACTAGAAGACTGGCTTAAGTGGGAGCAACCAGTATTTGTAACTTGACAAAATAGCTTAGCAGTAGTATAATAACAGATTAACGCACAAATAATATGTCAAAAACATTTTCAAAAATCACAGAATCAAACAATACTCTGCTAGTTGTTGACTCACTTAATCTTGCATTTCGCTATAAACATAGCGGTGCTACTGATTTTGCTGAAGATTACTTACGCACAGTTCAAAGTCTTAAAAAATCATATAAAGCTTCACACGTAATTATTGCAGGAGATATGGGCTCAAGCACTTATCGCAAAGCACTTTATCCTGAGTACAAACAAAATCGCAAAGATAAATTTGCTGAACAAACAGACGCTGAAAAAGCAGCGTTTGAATTGTTCTTTGAAGATTTTACAAAAACACTAGAACACATTGCTGAAACTACAGAATATCCAGTTTTACGCTTTCAAGGTGTTGAAGCTGATGATATTGCAGCATATATTGTATCAAAAAAATCAAAACTCCCTGTTGACGATATTTGGCTAATTAGCTCAGATCGTGACTGGGATTTATTAGTTCAACCTAACGTATCAAGATTCTCTTATGTTACTCGCAAAGAAGTTACTGTCGATAACTGGAATGACCACTATGACTTTAATCCAGAAGATTACATTAGTATTAAGTGTCTTACTGGTGACAGTGGTGATAATGTGTTTGGCGTGCCTGGTATTGGGCCTAAACGAGCAGTTGGCTTGGTTAATGAGTATGGTAGTACCTATGACATTATTGCAAGCATTCCTATCGCTGGTAAATACAAATATATCCAGGCCTTAAACGAATGTAAAGATACACTAGAATTAAACTATAAATTAATGGACTTAGTAACCTTTTGCGACGAAGCAATTGGTACTGAAAATTGCAAACAAATTGACGAAACCTTAGAGTTATATTTAAAATGAATGAATCAACAATTCTTGGAATTAACAGTTTTACAAATACTGTTAGTTATACTTTAGACTGCCAACTAAAACCAGGCGCAAAATTACCACAACGAGCACACCACAGTGATGCTGGCGCAGATTTGTTTAGTTATGAATTTTTGGAAATTTATCCCAACGAGCAAAAACTTGTCGATACTGGTATAGCTCTTAAAATTCCACAAGGCTACGCAGGCTTTGTATATAATAGAAGCTCTCAAGGAAAAAAAGGAATTACTATCCCTCACAGCGTAGGCGTAATAGATAGTGGTTATCGTGACACAATTAAAGTTTTGTTAAAAAATATCGGTGATGACCCTTATAAAATTTTGGCTGGTGATAGAATTGCCCAGCTTGTTATACAAAAGGTTGAACTAGTAGGCTTTAAAGATATTTGGAACGATTCTACCCGAGGCACAGGGGGCTTCGGTTCAACAGGAACATAAGGAAATCATGGCAGTAAGCACTAGAGCACAAGTAATAACACGTCGTACATATAATAGACCAATTTCAGACGACGGAAAACAATTTGAAACGTGGCAAGAAACAGTAGCCCGAGTAATTGATCACCAAGAATGGTTGTGGCAACGTGCCGCAGGTCGTGATCTTACAGATACAGAATATGCAGAATTGTACGATCTTGAGCAGTTAATGTTAGATCGCAAAGTTGCTATGAGTGGTCGCACTCTTTGGCTTGGCGGTACAGATGTAGCTAAAACTCGTGAGGCATCTCAATTTAATTGTTCATTTACACACGTTGAAACAATTTACGACGTAGTAGATGTTTTATGGTTGCTATTACAAGGTTGTGGAGTAGGATTTAAACCAATTGTTGGTACACTAAACGGATTCTCCAAACCAATTAAAAATATTCGAGTAATTCGTAGTACACGCACTACAAAAGGTGGAAATGAACACAATACCGAAACGTTTGACGCAGAAACTAAAACATGGACTATCCAGGTCGGGGACAGTGCAGAAGCGTGGGCAAAATCTATTGGTAAGCTTATTGCTGGTAAATATGCTGCTGATACTCTTGTATTGGACTTTAGCCAGTTACGCCCTGCAGGTGAGAGGTTAAAAGGATATGGTTGGATTAGTTCAGGCGATTCGGCAATTAGCACTGCTTATGTTGCTATTGCCAATATACTTAATGGCCGTGCTGATAGTTTGCTTACTCGTATGGACATCCTCGATATTGTCAATCATCTCGGCACCATTCTCAGCAGTCGTAGAAGTGCGGAAATTGCACTATTTGATTACGGACAACCTGAATGGGAAGAATTTGCGGTAGCCAAAAAAGATTGGTGGTTATATAATAATTCACATCGTCAACAATCAAACAATTCACTAGTATTTAAAGAAAAACCGCTAAAAGCAGACCTAGAAAAAATCTTTGGTTTAATGCTTGAAGCAGGTGGCTCAGAACCAGGATTTATCAATGAAGTTGAAGCCTTACGTCGTGCACCTTGGTTCAAGGGTGCAAACCCCTGTGTGGAAATCTTACTCGGCAATAAGTCTTTTTGTAACCTCACAGAAACAGATATCGCCAAATTCAAAGGCAACACCGCTGGCTTACACGCTGCCATACGTCTTGCAGCTCGCGCAAATTACCGTCAAACCTGTGTAAATTTACAAGATGGTATTTTACAAGAGTCATGGCATTTAAACAACTACTTTTTACGTTTGTGCGGAGTTGGTTTAACAGGTATTGCTAAACGGCCCGACATGACAGGTTATGACTACGAGTATTTAAAACGTACAGCAACAGCTGCGGCTGTTGGTATGGCTGAAGAATTAGGTTTACCTAGTCCTAAAAATATTACTTGCATTAAGCCTTCGGGTACATTAAGTAAAATTATGGATACCACAGAAGGTGTACATAAACCACTAGGAAAGTATATATTTAATAATGTTCAATTTTCAAAATTTGATCCTATTGTTGAAGTATTGCGTGCTGCTAACTATCGCGTTGTTAATCATCCCACTGATGATAGCGGTGTACTCATTACATTTCCTGTTGAGTGGGCTGATGTTCCTTTCCATAAAGTTAACGGAAAAGAAGTCAACCTCGACACAGCAGTCGAACAACTTGAAAAATACAAGTTAATTCAGACTAGTTGGACTCAGCAAAATACTTCAGTAACAATTAGTTATGATCCAACAGAAGTTCCAACAATCATAGATTGGTTGCTAGATAACTGGGATTGTTATGTAGGTGTTAGTTTCATCTATCGTACAGACCCTACTAAAACAGCTAAAGATTTAGGTTATCTTTATTTGCCACAAGAAGTTGTAGATGAGCAATCTTTCCGCAACTATACACAACAATTAAGTACTGTAAGCCTTGATAATGCCAATAGTTTTGATGAAATTATGGGTGAAGAGTGTTCAACAGGTGCTTGTCCAATACGCTAAACAAACGGAAATTTAAATGGAAATCACAAAAGATACAATATTGCAACTTGAATTATCAATAGAAGAAGTTAACAACATTTTAGCAGGATTACAAGAATTATCTGCTAAAATTTGTAACCCACTTACAATGAAAATTCAAAAACAAGCAAGCCAACAACTGCCACAGCCAGAAGAAGAAACTGCAAAACAAAATACTGCAGAAACTCCAAAAGCACCAGTTAAAAGTAAGTAAAAAAGAAGCCCCTAAGTTTAATAGCTTGGGGGCTTTTTCTATTTGGAACATAATTTTTTAGTAACTTGCATTTGTATTCCTGTAACTATAAAACTTAAGTTGTAGTAATATATTAATCATGTTATAATAGTTATGTTTAATAAATTTTAAAGGAATAAAACTATGGCAACAATGAAACCTTATTTGGTATATACATATAACCAAACCGCAGACAGTGATAGCGCAGAATACAATGATGAAGCTACTATGGTTGAAAATAATCTTGAAACTATGAGACGTGCTATACAAGGTATAGATGAAATAATCAACAACAAAGATAATGTGCCTGAATGGGTACAAGAAAAAATTGCTGTAACTAAATCAATGTTGGTTAGTGTATGGGACTATATGCAATCAAAACAAACTGCCAAAAAACCAACTGTTTAATTTATTGGTTTAGTGAATTGTTAATAGCGGAGTATAATTTCTTAGTAACTTGCATTTGTACTCCTGTAACCATAAAACTAAGGTTGCTGTTATATAACAAACATGTTATAATTACTACAGTTGCCAAAATTCTGGTAACCATTTTAAAATTTACAAGGATAAGATATGGCAGAAGTAATGACACCCGGAATGATTATGGGTATGGGCGGCGGCGGTGGTGACGGTTTATTTGGTGGTAGCGGTGGTGGTGGATTGATTGGTGGATTGATCTTGGGAAGCTTGTTGCGCCAAGGCAATGGTGGACTATTTGGTGGTGAAAACGGTAGTGGCGGCGGAGCTGCTGCTTTAACTGGTCAAGCTACAGCTAATATGCAATTAATGCAATCTATTGGTCAAGTTGACAAATCAGTAGCAGTTAATGCTGCAACTTTTGAGGCTTCACAAGCTGCACAAAGCTTGGGTTTGACTAATCAATTCAATTCTGTAACTGGCAGTTTAGCTAGTCGTATTGAAGGTGTTAAAGATACAGTTAATGCAAATTCAATGGTATTAGCGCAACAAATTGCTGCTCTTTCACAAACCACAATGGAAAATCGATATGAGCTGAGCAAAGACATTTCAGCTGATGGTGAAAAAACTCGTGCACTGATTACAAATCAGTACGAGATTAACTTGCAACGTCAATTGAGTGATGCTAATGCAGCAATCATTGAATTGCGTGGTGACAGTCGTTTGGCGGAGCGTGCACGTGGTATTGAAGTTAATACAACAAATAACATTAATCAAATGCAACAACAAACTCAACAACAACAGCAATATGGACAACTGGCTAACATGATCTATGGATTAAATCAGTCAATTCGTTCAACTAATGAAGCTATTAATATTGGAAGCGGCGCACTCGTAGCTAATCCAGCAAATACAAATACAAATGTTCGTTAATAGATAAACACCAAAAAAGCCCCTAAGTAGCAATACTTAGGGGCTTTTCTTTTATTTACGAAGTTTTAAAATATCGTGTACTAACAATGCGCGTTGATTCATAATATGATCTCTGTGCTGACGGCTCCATGAAAAACCACCATCACCGCCCCATAAATCCCAAGCAACTCTGCCTTTGCTTGGAAAACCTTCTTCTCCGCTGTTAAAACCAGTGGCACGCTTATCAACTTCATGACGGCTAAAAAATGAAAACATTCTTAGTACTGTTGAAGCTGATAAATTTTCACGGTTTTTTAATTGATTGGCTCGTGCTAAACCTACTAGTGTACCGCCAGGTTTGCCTTCTTCGTGCCATTTAAGTGCGCGATTAGCTGCACTTGCCATACCATCTGTGGGTTTAAACATTTCTGCCATAATTTAATCTCTGTAAGCTAATATTATTTGTTTACACATCTTAGATCGAACAATATCTTCGTCTAAGAATCTTATTACTTCAATATCTGGAATTCGGTCTAAACGATTAATAGCATCGCTTAATCCCGAATCAGGAATATCACTTTGGTCTACATCGCCTGAAATAATCATTTTGCAATTTTTACCAATACGTGATAACAACATTTTCATCTCTTCACGAGTAGCATTTTGCGCTTCGTCTAATAACACAATGCAATTATCAAACGTGGATCCTCGCATAAAACCTAGTGGTTTAGGCTCAATTGTTTTTGCTTTTAGTGCATATTCATAAAAACCTTTTCCAAGGCTACGAGTAAATACGTTATCAAAAGGTTCTAAATATGGAGCATACTTTTCTTCTAGTGTACCTGGTAAAAATCCTAGACCACGCCCTGTTTCTACATTAGGTCTAGTTAGAATTATTTTCTGAATACGTCTGTGAAATAATTCACCTGCAGCATATGTTGCTGCTACATACGTTTTACCTGTTCCTGCACTTCCTACACCAAATATAATTTGATTAGATTGAATTGCTCGTAAATACTCTGCTTGTATAAAATTTAGTGGTTTAACATCAGTAAATCCATATTCTACTGGGTTGCGATCTAGTTGAACTACATTATCACGTCTTGCTTTTTTACCGCTTGCCATAAACTTCCTTGTAAAGTTGGAAAAACAGGTCTGGGTATAACTCACAGACCTGTACATCTGCTAGTTATTTTTTCTTGACGTTTTCAACTTTAGTAGAATCTAATTTTTTGTGTGTTTTAATGGTTTTACATTCTTGTTGTGTTTTACCAGGTTTGTTGTGACAAACTTTTTTGGTTTCTGCAAACGCAGAGCCAAAAGCAAAAGCAAAAACAACAGCTAAAAAGATTTGTTTCATAGAGATCTTAAAGTAAAGGTTGTGGAGATTCAGGTGGGGCTGTTTTGCCATTATAACCTGTGCGAACTTGAGGCACAATGTCTTGTGCAGTTGTACCATTAAATCCATTTTGTGCAGGTGCAGTAGTTTGTGGTGGCGCCAAAGCAGCAGAATTTTGTGCTGGTTGAGGTGCGCTTGCGGTAACACCTGCCATTTTTTCTTGTCCACGTGACCAAGCAGTAATACCTAGTACAGCACCCATAGCCATGTGAAATAACCCACCGCCTTGAAGTGTCATTGGTTGCCACTGACGAAAAGCATCATTTACTGCTTGTGTTTCCCAAAATTGTACTACAGTAAACCCTATGGGAAATAAAATAAAATCACAAACACATACGCACATATACATAATGGCCATCATAGGACGCCATTTGCTGGTCATAAAATCTTCTGTTGGTTTTTGCTTGTGTTTGGTCATTTAGCAGCCTGCTTTTGCAATTGACGAAGTTTTTCTTCATGAATACTTATTGCTTCACGATTTGATTGAATTGAATCGCGATTCTTTTGAATTGCTTCTGTTAAATCTTGACGTAAACGTTCACGAGCTAATTCTGCACCAGTATTAGGAGCTTGTTTATTGTCACTAGTAACAACTAAACTTACTTTACTTTCTAATATGGTAACTTGATGTGCTAATGTGCCGACTGCACTTAGTAAATAACCAACACCTGCAATAATCAATGGTAACAATGCAAATAATAATTTCTCAATAAATGCACCTTTTGCGTTTTCTTGTGTCATAATCCAATTTTTCCTAGTAATAAATTAACGATTTTATTTGATAGATCGTCTGGTAAAAATTTTAAAAAACCTAAAAAATAAAGTGCTACTAAACCGTAAACAACTATTTTTAAGGCTAAATCAAAAGTTTTTTGGTATTCATTCATCTGCCACACCTATGAGTTGTTTGGCAAAACTCCACTAACTCATAAACGCCTATAAATAGCATAAATAAAACAAAAGCACTAACACTAATTGCAATTACAATTTCTTGTTCTTTTTGTTCTTTTGCTTTTTGACGCTTGGCTTCAGCTTTTAATGCAGAAATCTCTTTAGCATCTGCTAGATCCATTTCGGCTTGACGTGCTTTAATTTTATTCCACACATCAATTTTGCCTGTTTGCATAAAAAGCATTTTAAGTTCTTCTTCAAATGCTCTGGCTTGCTCTAGTGCCATCTCAATTTGAAGTGCAGTGCCCATGTTTGAGCCTTTTTTATCCTGCTTAGCTTGTAGCATGGCTTTAGTGGCCATACTTTTAGCATCAAACATTTTGCCAATCATAGGAGCTAAACTTCCTAGATCATTGGCAACTTTTGAAGCTTTTTTGACCATTGAAATGGCCGATTGAATACCCGCTAGTGCGGTTACTGGATCTATCATACTAACCCCCTGTTAGCGTTTTTTACGCCACTCTAAACAAATTACTTTTCGACTATAAACATCCCCAGTCCAGGTCCAACGAACACACTCATATTCAGGCTTAGGCGCTGCTATTACAAGTGATATGATAATATAAGCAAAAAACACTTAAGCACCCAAAACGTGTAGGGCATGCTCATAGTGTTTTTTACGATCTTCTAAACCAATGGTTCCACCATTGATTCGTTTTGTTAATGTTACAATGTCGCCACGGTCGGCCCATTGATTTAAATTGTTTGTTTCCCAAAACCAGCAAGCTGATTGTGCGGCACCTTCAAAAGTTTCCATGTACTCTGAGGCGTCTTCGGGTGTGATTTCAAGTGAATCAGCAAACCAAGTATAGTTATCGCGACCAGTTACTTGTATTAATCCACGACCACAATACCGATATCCATCTCCTGACGCTTCTGAACCATTGCCCATGCGGTTAGCATAAACACGATTAGCAATTGCTTCAGGTTTTTGTGCGTACTGATTAGCTAGTTCATCTGTGGGAAAATATTTTGGAAATACATTGCGTAGTGTAACTGCTCGATAATTTAAATTTTCTTTGATAGCAGTAAAACCACCAGATTCATGAGCACACTGTGCTAAAAAAGCAGCAATACGCTCAGCGGTATCAATTTCATAATCTGGTAATAGTTGTTGTAGTGCATGATACCAGTAAGTTACATAAACGTTTTTTGGAATAATTTGTTTCAAATGTGATAATTCTAATAACATTAACGTAATTCCTCAAACAATTGTTTTTGACTAGTATACCACTCACGCCATGCATTTACAATATTAGTGCATTGATGGTATTCAGTGTAGTTTTCAACTACAGTTTTTGTTAGTTGTGACAATGTAGCATTATCAGGTGCTGCTTTAAGTGGCTTGCAAGGCTCTAAGAATATTTCTGGCGCTAGTGGAAATTTTTGTGTAATAGGTACCACAGTAGAACATCCAGTTAATAGCAATAAAACTAATAAATATTTTTTCATTTTGCAGCCTTGTTGTGTGCTTCAACAACTTCGTGTGGTAACACACAGTTGTTATCATACTTAACAATTTCACGATCCACATACTTTATAACATCTTCACCACGTTCACGAATAGTTTCACGTTTGGTTAGTGTTTTAGTAACTATTTTGGTGTTGACTTTTTCAGATTTAACTTGCAGCTCTGAAATTTGTAGCTCTAAGTCTTGTGTACGTTTTTTCCAAGCATCGTTATTTGAAACCGCACCAGTCATATAAGTGCCAAAAAATACTAAAGCTATGGCTAAGCCTTGAATTAGTTTTGCTTGCGGCAAGAATGAAACGGTTTTAGTAACTAAAAACACAATAATTCCTGCGAAAAAAATCGCAGGAAATACCCAACCAGGAAAAAACTGTAGTATCCACATATTATACCATACTATTTAAATTGTTTTGTAAACGTATATCATTGGGAGCATATTCAAGTGCTTTTTTAACCAATTCTACGGCTTCGGTTTTAAAACCTAGGTGCCATGCAGCAACAGAGCATAAATCATAAGGTAGTTCTGTCCAAACAGTTGGATCCATGGTATATACTAGTGCTTTATCTGTGATTGCTAGTGCTGATTTACAAGCACTATAACAATCTAACCACATACCTAAACGATAACATGTTTCAGCAAGACCAACCCAAGGCTCACGAGTTCCAGGCGCTTCAGCAATAGCTAAACGAAACATCTTAACTGACTGTTCCCAGTTGTTAAGCTCTTGATAACACTTACCTAATAATCGGTAAGCATAGCAACGTTCATTTTGCCAAGTTGCTTCTGGCATTGCTAAATATTTGTTTAAGTAAACAACTGCTTCTTGCCAACGTGAGTAAAAAGTCAATTCACGAGCATGATAAAACGCGTTACGTGGGCAACGCGGATCTTCTGCAATAGCCAGTTCTAATAGCGGCATATACTGACCACGTGATTTAGTGTTGTCAGGATGATGACTTACTAAAAGCATATCAGTTTGTGCGTATACCTCTTTGGTGCGATTATCAGGTCTGGGATACTCATGCACTGGGTGATGCCAGTGGTATCCTGTACGATGGTGAATCTTTTCGTAGTAAAAACTAATACCACTGCCCCAGTCAAATTTGTAGCGAAGTCTGGTTGTTTCCGCAGTCCAAACACGTTCAATTTCTTCACGCCAACCAGGCTCTAAGACTTCATCCAAGTCTAGTGAAATACACACATCATAATCCCCTGGGATAAGATTTAGTGCAGTATCACGTGCTTTGTCAAACCGCCAAGGTTTTACTGAGATTTCGTATACTTGGGCACCAAATTTACGTGCGGTTTCAACTGTTGCATCTGTAGAACCAGTATCTGCAATTAAAACCAAGTCAGCATCTAGTGCTGACTTGCAGAATCGTTCAACAAATTGTTCTTCATTTTTGCTTATAGCATATACGGCTATTTTCATTTTTTATTATAGTAGGTTAGTAAAATTCATTAACTAAAATTTGTGCTAATGTAGGTATATTATATACTAAAATACTCACCCTGGCAATAGTAAAATTGTTTTGGGTTAAGATAAATACCACGATTGAGTTGTTTGAGCAGTGCCACTGGTACCTGTAACAATTGCAGTATTATCTGTTAAACCGTAAGTAAGTTGTGGTTGTACTGTGCTATTAACAGCTGTATTTACATTATTTAATGATATACTGGTATCTGAACTTGTGGCTACACCAACAGTTTGGGATTCGGCAATATCAGATAAAACACTGCTTATAGCTAAAACTTGAGAATTTACAGTATAACCATATGTATCAAGTTGCAAACTTAAATATCCATTAAACCATATAAAAATAGCATTACTAGTAGCAGGTAAAGTTTTAACGCTATTAGTTGCACTAACTATACAAGTTAAGGTAGTATTACTATCTAAAGAATTTAATGTATAAGTATTTGTGGTAGCACCATTGATTGCAGTACCACTACGATACCATTGATATGCATAACTAATAGTAGCATCGCCGGTCCAAGTACCTTGAGTACACGTAAACGTATTACCTATAGTACCAACAGTTCCAGAAATTACTGGAGCCACAGTATTAACTGGTTGCCCTGCAATTATTTCTGTTAGTGTTAATGTACCGCTTGAAGTAAATGTACGAACAGTATAAGAACCATCTGTAGTAGCTGTTCCACCACTAGCACCGTTTACTGCACTAGTTAAGTAACGTATAATAACAACGCCATCTCCGCCCTTACCACCAGCTTTGGCATTTGATTGACCAGCACCACTAGTAATAGCACCACCACCACCACCACCGCCGGAATTAAGACCGCCAGCACCGCCAGCAGCATTTAAACCTCCTGAAAATCCGCCGTTGCTTCCACCTGTGCCAGAAGTACTGGTGCCCGACGACCCTCCACCACCACCGCCTGCACCGCCTGCACCGCCTGCAGAACCACCATAACCACCACCACCACCACCACCTGCATAAAATGTTAAAGTTCCAGTTATAGAGCTTGAAAGTCCCGTTCCACCAACACCACCTGTAGGAGATGCTCCTGGTGATGTTGCGTTTCCGCCAACTGCTCCAGCACCACCGCCTCCACCGCCAGCACCGTTTGTGGTTCCATTTAAACCACCACCACCATTGTTACCTTGACTTGGAGATGTTGATGGAGTATTGCCGGATCCTCCCGTTGTAGGTACAGTAGTAGATGAGCCATAACCACAACCACCACCTGAACCACCTGAACCAGCATTGGCAGTTAAAGGTATTGTTCCATATCCACCACCAGTTGCTGTAATTGTGGAAAATATAGAATCAGTACCTGCAACTCCATTATTAGTTGTAGTACCCCCGGCACCACCAGTTCCTACAGTAATTGATATAGGCGTTGCAGAAGCAACAGCAAAATTTGTACCGGTTCTAAAACCGCCACCGCCACCGCCACCGCCATTGGGTGCACCACCACCACCACCACCAACTACTAAGTATTCTACTGAAATAGCCATTTAATGCTCCTTAAGCAGCACGGATTAACCACATATCGTTGCCCATTACCACAGGCAAATATAAATCATTGTTTATTGAAAAGGTTTGATTTTCTGCTGTCCAGTAATTTTTCATGGTTGCCCAATCCAAAGACAAACTTTTGTAAATACCTCGACAAGCGCCGCCTGGGTTAAAGTGAGTGGGAATTCCTGAGCGAATAATTATTGGATAAGCACCAGGAACTTGTAAGCCAGTTATAGGGTCTGATTGTGGAGGGTTTATAACAGCTGTGGTACTACCATAGTCTGCACCATCCATTGCTCGTGGTCTAAATATAGGAGTTTCTAGTTCTGCAGTAGCTGATGGTTTGTTTCCGTTGGCACTAAAATTTCCATAAGCAGTAGAGCCACCACTAGTTAAATAATTTTGTACAGATTTCATTACTGGTGTAGCCGTTAAATTAGTGCTTTGATCTATGCCGCGCATCCATGCAGCTACATTGTTTGCTGCATAATAACGGTAACTTGTTACACTAGTTCTGGGACTTATAACTTGCACATAACCCCAGCTTACCCAAGGTGGATTATCATTGTAAGCGTTTTCCCAAGGTTGTGTTTCACGTAAACCATGATAAATTATACTGCCGCACCTGGGCGTATAGCTTTGAGTAACAGGATCTCCAGCAGCAATAGCAGTAGTATAACCTGCAGAGTATGATTGACCAGCACCCACTTCCCAGATAATGCAATAGTTGCTAGTTACAGCAATTTTATATTTTACTGTGCCTTGAGCCATGTTCATAAACCAAGGGTTACTAGTTGGTACATAATATGACGTTACGCTAGTACCAATATCTTTGAATGGTGTATTTGAAGTTGTATTTGCAGCAAAACCTGAGCTACTAATTGCTACAAAATTTGTATCTGTCCAGTCAGTTGTGGTGCTGTGACCAAAAGTGCTCATAACCACAGGAAAACTAGGCCAATTACTAGGATACCCTGTAGAAACATTATTAGCAAGATCTCTACTACTAGTAACTGGTATATGAAAACTTAACTTTTTATAAGGCACTGCGCTTTTTCCTGAGGCGTTATAAAAATCAGCTTTGTAATTAGCAGTATAAACACCATTAATATTCACCGCCGTCCATGTAGTGGCAGTATTGTTTCCTGAGCTAGGCACTGAGTGTGAAGCACTGGTAGTCCAACCACCAGCTTCTGTGTTGGCATCAATTGACACAATGCAATTTTTTGATGTGTCAATGGTATTTGAAGCAGTATAAGGATTAACTGTTAGCGTAGTTGTACCAGCAGCAGCAGTACAAGCAGCTGTAACGCAACGTAAAAAATTAATATATGTTGCGTCTGTGCTGGGTGCAGTTGTGCCAACTTTAGGGTCGAATGTAATAATCATAATTTAATCCACTAATAAAGAAATATCATTAACAGTTAATCGGTATAAATTTGACGCATCTTTGTAAATTTGCACACCAGAAAAACAATTAAAAGGTAAACGGTAACATCCGTACATTAAGTTACCAGCACCACTGCCAGATACAAATGCAGGATTCTCAAATACCACACTAGTACTGCCTACTGCTTTACGAATAGTTTGTGTACCTTGAACACTAGTAGTTATACTACCGTATCCAGGAATGTCGTAGTTATAAATATAAGGAATAACTGAACCAGTATTTGTTCCAATATTTGGAACACTTGTAAAATCTTGGAACATCATTAGCATACTATCAGTGTAAGTTCTAGTAGTACTGCTGTGTCCTAAATCTATAAGTGCAAATAAACTACCGCTGTTTGTTGCAAAAATTGCTAGTAACTTATTGCTTACAACAATATCAATACCTGACTTATAATAAGTTTCATATATAGCTGGACTAATATTAACAGTTTTAGTATAACCATTAACTAATGTATCTGTTCCACTAGTATAACTTTGAGCTAAAGTTACTGTGGTTAATTGCGTACTATCAAAACTTAGTCGAAAGTAATGGGTTTTTGATGTGGCAGAATCATTATGAATCTTACTGTATGTATACGTAGTATTATTTACACGAGTATACTTACTAGTAGGATAAGTTCCGTAAATGACTGAGTTTGTTTTGTCTGCTCCTGCACTTAAATCATTAACTGAAGCCACGTTTCCTAATATAATATTATTAATATCAGTTTGAAAATTAGCTAAAGTACAAGAGCTATTTGTTCTATATCTTACTAGCATATTAGATCCTTATACTCTGCAAGTATACATAAAAATTGTTTATTCATAGATTATCTTTCTTAGGAATATTTTAATTTAACAGATAAATCAGTAGCTGATCCGCCTGAAACATCTAAAGTTAAATAATCTGTGGTGGTTAATGAAATATTAACCGTTACTGGTGTCATCAAAACAGACGACAAAGTAAAAGTAGTACCAATGCTAGTACCGTTCTTTTTAATTGTAAAAATTAAATTCCCGCTGGTTGGGGCAGTTCCCAAGTTAGCCAAAACTGTATCTATGGTAATATTTTTTGGTGGATAAAATCTTGCTGTTCCTGTAAATGGCGGGGTAATTGTACCCGCCATTGACAAATTAATATACCCTACAGTACCGCCTGTTGTAGTACCTGTACCGCCTTTTGCAGCAGGAACAGAACCATCTGTGGTTAACACTGAGGATAGTTTTGATAAATTACGTGCCTTACCCATAGGTCAAGTTCCTTGTATAAAAAATAATTAACTTAAGTACCAAGCTTCATAAGAAGTCAGGGATCCGCCACCAGTATAAGTATTAAAAGTTATGTTGTCAGTTCTATCTGGCCAAGCAAATAAGTTTGTTAAATTAGTAAAATTATCACCAATTTGTCGCACAGTACCTATACTTAAACTAAAGTGTTTGGCTTCAGCTACTGTAATTGTATCACCAATTAGCAATGAATAATTTACTTTGGAAAAACTACTGTAAGTATCACCAACGTCAACCCGTATAGCAGTTGGTGTAAACAAACTAAAGTGATTAGCTTCAACAACAGTAATATCATCGCCTTTGGGCACTTGATAAGCTATTTTAGAAAAACTACTATAAGTATCACCAACATCAACTCGTATAGCAGTTGGTGTAAGCAAACTAAATTCTTTAGTTTCAACAACAGTAATCGCATCGCCTTTGATTGCATTTAAAGTAATTGTACTAAAAAACCCTTGATCAATATTAGTGTTTACTGGTACAGCGTATACTAAACTTATGGCGTTGCTGTTAACAAAATTAACTCCAACACCGTTGGTTGCAGTAACTTGACAAGTTAATGTTGTTAAAACATCTGCACCCACCATTGTATAAGTACTTGAAGTAGCTCCAACAATTCCAGTACCACTACGATACCATTGATATGCGTAAGTAATAGTAGCATTGCCGGTCCAAGTACCTTGAGTACAAGTAAACGTGTTACCTATACCTACAGTTCCTGAAATTACTGGAGCCACAGTATTAACTGGCATACCAGAAATATTTTCTACTAAAGTAACTGTGCCGGTAGTATTAAAAGTAAGCACAGTATAAAGACCGTCTGTGCTGGGTGTTCCTGTGGTTATTGCATTAGCAACACTACTGGTTAAATAACGTAAAATTCCAACACCACTACCACCAGCTCCGCCTATGTTGCTTCCTGAGTTACCACCGCCACCACCACCGCCACCACCAGTGTTTGCAGTACCGTTAATGGTTAATGCAGTACCGCCGCCTGTACCACCGCCGCCTGCTCCGCCTGCGGCACCTGTTGTACCGTTTGTTGGAAAACGTGCACCGCCTCCACCACCACCACGGAAAACCGCAGTACCAGTAATTGAACTAGATAAACCTACACCGCCAGCACCACTGGTACCAGCACTGCCTGCGTTACCAGATCCACCAGCTCCACCACCACCACCAGCACCTAAATTAATTGTTCCTGCACCACCATTAAAACCTTTTGCACCACTAGGAATATTAGTAGTTCCGGCAGTTCCTGCTGTGGTAGCAGCACCTGCAGCAGTGCCCTCACCACCACCACCACCAGATCCACCACTAGTAGCCAATGTACTGCTACGGCTATGACCGCCATCGCCACCAAGCACATTAACTAAGAAAAATGGTCCCAGTGCAGAATAAGTAGGTTTTCCTACGGTAGTTATTGTAAAGTTATTTGCGCTGTTATCAACAAAACGATTATTTTGACAAGTTAATAATTGAGTATTAGCAATTGCGGTTAGTGGACTAGTAGGCACTGTTAATGTTGATGCATCTGCGTATGCTAAAGCACCTTTAACAATACGAAAATCAGAAATAGCACCAAGTGTAAAGTCTTGATATTGACCTGTGGTATTTTGATAGGCACCAATAACCAGTGGTTGAGCTGAGTCCACATTTGCTGCAATTGTTGTAGTATATACTTGTGTGCCATTTACATATATTTTTATTGTAGTACCAACACACTGCCAAACACAATGACTCCAAGTATTTGCCACAAGTGCAGTAGTACTAGTATAAGCGGTAACACCTGTAGAGTATCCAATATATCCATTGGTAACATTTAAAAATCCTTGATAAGCAACAGGATTTCCAGTACGTTTAGACCATAAAACATTAAAATCAACGTAATTACCAGTAGGATTAACCCAACACTCTATAGTCCAACTAACGCCTGCTAAGTTTAAGTTTGTGCTATGTGGAATACGTAAACAATCCCCACTAGCAGTAGTAGTGGGATTAAAAACAATGTTAGTACCATATCGGTAAGCACTATTTTCACCTTTGCTACCTTCTGAGGTAATTACAGTGGAAGCGGCTCCGCCGTTGCCTACTGTAATTGCATATTCATTGGCAGTTGTTATAGAAGTGGTGCCGGCTACATAGCCGCCAGCACCTCCTCCTCCACCACCACTGTGACCACCTCCACCACCTCCACCGATTACAAGGTAATCTACTGAAATAGCCATTTAGACCTCCTTAGGCGTATCGTACAAGCCACATGTCTTCGTTGAGTACAAAAGGTATATAAGTATCTGTGCCAATTGTAAATGTTTGTGTTGATGCTTGCCAGTATAGTTTTAATGTTGTCCAAGGCATTGATAAACTTTTGTAAATACCGCGACATGCCCCGCCTTGATTCCACTGACCAGTATAACTACGCGAAATTTTAATTGGATAAGCTGGAGGTACATTTAAACCTTGCGTTGTATCGTATGCAGGCATATAAATCATGTTTGCACTTGTATTTGGACTACTTTCACCACCTGAATAACCCATTCGTCTTGTTAAAAATAATGGCGCGTCTAATTCTTGACTTGCTGTGGTATAACCAGTTTGAGCACTTGTGTTACTGGTTTTACCAAAAAAGAAATTTTGATCATAGCGATTTATAGTTTTATAAATTGTAGGAGTTGTAGTAGGTACATTATTATTATTTAATGTATTCATAAATGCTGCCACTGTATTAGTAGGGCATGGGCTACCTGTACCACCAGTAGTAGCAGCACCAGTATATTGCCAACAAGTCCAAGGTGGATTATTATTTTGTGCATTTTCCCAGGGTTGTGCTTCACGTAAACCCATATAGTAAATACTACCTTGTCGTGCTACATTCCAATAAGTACTGTTACTACCACCAGTATCTGTAGTAAAATACCCATTTGTAAAAGTATCACCAACTTTTGATTCCCATATAATGCAATAATCAGCAGTTACTGCCATATGATATTCAACTGTTGTATCAGTGGGTACCAGTCCTGGTAAGTTATAGGCCGATCCTGAACCATCACTACCTCGGTTTTGTGCATTTAAAGTAAAAGAAGTACTTTGGTAAGCAGGATCATTAATACCGGGTGTTGTAGAATTACTTTGTGGTGGAAAAGTTGTTGATGTCCAGTCCGTGGTAGTACTACAACCAAAAGTGGTACATATATGATGTCTAGCAAGATTAGAGATTGCAGTTTTAAAGTTAGTAGATAAAGCACTGCCAGTACTATAAAGCCAAGCCGGTATTCCACCACTACTATTTTCCATGCTGTGAAAGCAAAGCTTTTTATAAGGATAAATACTTTTTCCTGAAGCATTATAAAAATCTGCTTTGTATTGGTACAATGTTGTTGAGGCTAATGCAGTGTATGTAGTAGCAGTATTATTTCCAGAACTAGGTACACTATGACTAGCGCTAGTAGTCCAACCACCAGCATCTGTGTTAGCATCAATTGATATAATACAATTTTTTGTTGTATCAATGGTATTTGAAGCAGTATAAGGATTAACAGTTAATGTAGTTGTGCCTGCTGAAGCAGTAGCAATTGCAGTAACGCAACGTAAAAAATTAATATAACAAGCTGTGTAATCAGCGCCTGTGTTAATTGTTGGGCGAAATGTAACTATCATAATTTTAATCCACTAATAAAGAAACGTCGTTAACGGTTATTCTGTACGCATTTAATGAGTCTTTGTAAATTTGTATACCATTAAATGTTGAGTATGGAAGGCGGTATGCCCCATACATTAAGTTAGTAGCGCCTTGTGCCACGTAAAATAGTGGATTTTCGGAAAGTATGGTTATACCATTTCCACCACTTATACGTGTTACAAGCGGTCCTGTTAAAGAAGCACTTAGTGTTCCGTACGCTGAAGTAGCATACAAATAAGTATAGGGCACTACACCACCAGTTGTAGCATTAAGCGTAATACCATTTGGACCCCAATTTGGAATACTTGTAGTACCAAAATCTTGATACATCATTAACATGCTGTTAGCATAAGTACGTGTTGTATTATTATGACCAATATCAAGAATAGCTATTGTTTGACCTTGACCAAAAATTGCTACTAATTTTGAATTTACCACAATATTAATTTCATTACCAATAGTAGCATCATACTTAATAGGAACTAAATTTAGTGCCGAAGCAGTATAGCTGTTTACTAATGTATCAGTTCCTGACGTATAACTTTGTGCTAATTGAACTGTTGTTAATTTTGTGGCATCAAAGTTTAAACGAAAATAATGAGTTTTTGAAGTAGTGCTATCATTGTGTGTTTTGCTGTAAGTAAAAGTTGTGGCATTTACTCGAGCATAAGGTGTTCCAGTTGGATAACTACCATAAATAACAGTATTTACTTGATCACAACCTGCACTTAACTGATTTACAGTTGCAATATTGCCCAAAATAATATTATTAATGTCTGATTGCAAATTTGCTAACGTACAGCTAGCATTCATTCTATATCGTACTAACATATTATTGTTCCTCGTTAGTTTCTGTTTGAGTTACAGGTGGTTCAGGAATAACGTCTGGTATTAAGTCTGTGATTAATTCAAAATCAGGACTTGAAATATTATTTGTATCACTGTGATAATATAACACAGTAACACCAAAATTTGTTAATTCAGTAACAACAGTTGTAATTAAATTACTGCCTGCTGCTGTAACAAATTTATCTGTGATATAGTGTGCAGCAGACTCGCCAGTTGGCACTGTGCCACAATATTTATACACAAAACCCATGTTTTGGCTAAATACTTGTTGAAAAAATTCTTTGTTCATATTATTTCCTATATTTATACGTACTTCAATCTAACGTATAGATCCCTTACATTTGTGGCCCCGCCTGTAACACTAATAGTTAAATAGTCTGCCGTTGTTAGTATTAAACTAACTGACATTGTTGACATGACAGAAGTACCGTTATATATAGTACCAACTATTCCAGTACTAATTCCATTTTTATTTATGGTAAAAACCAAATCACCGCCAGTAGCACTAACAGCTATGTTAGCATAAACAGTATCAATAGTTACACTAACTGGCGGATAAAATCGTGCTACTCCAGTAAAAGGCGGTGTAATAGTTCCAGCTAAAGCTAAGTTAATATACTTAGGAAACGGTTGTGCTTGCCAACTAGTTCCATTTGATATTAATACGTTGCCGTTGGTACCGGCGGTTGTAACACCGGTACCACCTTTAGAAACTCCTAATACACCAGCACTACTAAGTCCTTCTGATAATTTTGCTAAATAAGCTGCTATACTCATATGATTTCCTTGTTTAGGCTTGAGCCTCACTCCAACGTAACAACACAGTACCGTTGGCAGTACCAGTTACAATCTTAATGTTAACTGCTAAAACGTCGGGTCCATTTGGATATGCTCCAACTCCACCAAAAGGATTATTAGTTAATTCTTTTAGTTCATTTAGTTCTTGGTTATTATCACCACCAGCAGTAGCAGAGAACGCAAATACTTGTTCACCAGGTAATGCATAAGTAGTACCAGAAGTCCAAGTAACGTTAGTAGCAACTTGTGCTAAACTAGGTTGTCCGCCTTGAACTGTTAAGTTTAATGGGCTCCAAGTAGCACTAACAAAGTTAACTGGGTTAAGTATTCCTTCAACAATTATTGAACCAGGTGTTGTTGACGTACCATAAGTCTGTACAGCAATTTGTTTTAATAATAATTGCGAGCGATTTAATAAATCTTTGGAACCTAAATCCCCTACTTGAGAACTTGACACACTTGGCGCTAATCGAATTAAAAATGCTGTAGTTGGAACTGTTTGTACAACAACCGCAGTACGTTGATAGTTAAAAATATATCCACGATCTTGGTCAAATAAACCGTCACATATTAGCGCACTACCCCAGTGAGTCAGTGAAGGGCTACAAGTATTAGATACTAGTATAACACCTGTTGCTGCTGAATGTGCTGCTGCAGAACCTGCATTAAAAGTACGTGTAGATCCTAATGCATACTGTGTTAAACTAGCCGCTCGGGTACATCCTGTAAACTGAGTTGTACCATTTTTACCAGTATAACTAATAAGTTCGTTATCAATGTATACTGTTCCTGCTGTAGGAAAATACGTATTATCATTTACATTTAACGTAGTGGTACTAGTTCCTGGATCTGCTGTTAAATAACATAATGCAGGATTACCATCATTATCAATACTATATCGTACAGGTAAGTTACCTGAACGCATATGTGCTTCTGTGTTTACGTTATTATTTTTAATACGATGTGCAAACACCCAATTACCATCACTACCACGAATCATATAGTCAACAAATCCAGCACCGTACCAGGTATACTGAATACCCAACATCTGCATTTTTGCTAAGTCAATGTTAAATCCGCTAGGACCTGTTCCATCAAGTTTATCAATATTAAATTGTGATTGCGGTATACGTAAGTCTTGTACTAAACTTGCTTTAACACCAGTAACATTGGTTGTACCACGATAATCTGGTGTAACACTCATTGCAGTATCTGTTGAAACTTGCGTTACATAGTGTGTCATACCACGAATAACAATCTTGTCACCAACTTTAACTTGTTGTGTAAAACGACTGTTACTGCCTGTAATACTATTACTATTTGAATTAATTGCAATAGTACCAGTTAACTGTTGTGTTGAATTACGTCGTACTACAGCTAAAGTAGTTCCATTAAATTCCCAAAACATTCCGTTTTGTTCATCAAATACTCCTGCACGAACAACAGCACCATGCCAACTAGTTACAAATACTTTTGAATTAATATCCATTGTACCGTTTTGACTAGCAATATTATTAGTACCAGAATTATACGTAAATGTAAAGTCGTCTATAATGCTGGCAACAGTAAATGTACCGTTATAACCACTTGTTAAAACTCCGCTAATAGTAATTGTTGCACCTGGTTGTAGTCCATGATCTATGTCGTCCGTTTTAACTGTAACTGTTGCATTAGTACCAGTTGCACTAGCACTAAGCGATTGAATATCATAACTAGGCTTAAACAGTGTGCCTGTAGACCACAGTATACCTTTACCAGATTGATATCGAAAATACTTTTTGGTTACACGAATAACACTTGCGCCAAAGCTAGGAGTTTTACAGTTTATAACCACACCACCATCTGCAGGTCTGTGTGTTGCAGTGCTATTTGACATAGCATATACTGTGGCGAGTCCGTTACCAACTGCTCCGCCTGATCTAGCTGTATATGTAATTGTTGTTGCGTTAACAACATTTTCAACTAAAAATTGTCCTGTTGCTAGTGTTGCATTTGCACCACCTGTTTGTAATACATAAATTGGTGTACCAGGAATTAAACCATGATTAGATCCAAAATTAACTGTTATAACAGAAGGATTAGCTCCACTACTTACTGAAGTAGTTGAGTTTAGGGAGGCACTAGTAAATACACCTGCTCGTTTAAATGTAGTAGTATCTGTTAACAAACTCTGACTAATTGCAGTACCTACTACACCATTGGCAAAATACCTTAATGTTGTTGTAGTTGGTACATCAAAAATAATAAAATTGCCTACTGCACGACTAAATCCAGTAGTACCAGGATTTAAACCAACTATATTTAATGCTCCGCCTGCTACTAATCCATGGTCAGCATTAGTAGTAACTGTAATTAAACTATTGCTGGTACTTGTTGTAGTATAATCAGTTGTTATTGCTGTAACTGTTAAGTCAACGCTGGTAAACTCATAAATTGAAGGATATCCACGTAACAAACCATAAGCAGCCCATTTAGTAGGTTGTAGTCCATACTCAAAGTCAGCGTCAATTAATGACTGTGGTGTAGACACACGCATACGTTCAATAGCGTCTGTGCCAAATGCCCAAGGCCTAATCTTAACACCATTTTCAGTTTCTTCGTATAAAATTTGAAGAGTATCGCTCCCAGACATGCCTGTGGTACTATAACTTAGTGTAATAGTTGTAAAACCGTCTTGTCTTTGAGTAAGTGTAGAATTAACTGCAGTATTTCCTGTTGAAAATACTGCAGTAGTTCCTGCAAAAGTTGCGTCTGCAAAATTATAGATAATAATATTCTTTGTTGTATTTGTAATTAGTAATAGTTGTTCTAATTGTACTCTACCTGGAATTACAATAGTCCCGGCGTTTGCAGCGCCGGGGGTAAAAGTATATTGTTTTACTAACGTTTTTGCCATAATTATCCTTATTAGATATCTTTCTAATTTTATCCACCAAGTGCAACACTCATTGCAATGGAAAAAGTTTTTATACTGTTAAATCCCACTGTGCCGATACTAGAAAGAACTCTAACAATATCTCCGCTTGCACATGATTGAGTTAAAGTAATTGTAGTACCATTTGCAGCAGTATACTGTGAATTAGTTAATTGAATACCATTTTTATATACTAATGCTGATCCAATTGTGTAGCCTGCTGATATGGTAAATACAGTTTGATTTGCTGTTGCTGTGAATTCTTGAATAGCTGAAGAAGGTCCTGTTGGTCCTTGTGTACCAGTAGGTCCTTGTGGTCCTGTTGGTCCAGTTATACCATCACCTTTTAGTTCACGCACTACAATTTCTTGATTGAGTCCTGGAGCAACTGTAAATGTTAGTGTTGTTCCAGTTACTGAATAATCACTAACTGGTTTTAAAACGCTACCACCTAAAATTACTAAAATGTTATCAGTACCGTATCCGCTATTAATAGTATAGTTAACAGTAGTTCCATCACCTGTGAAACTTTGTGTTTCAATACTAAAAGGATAACCTATTGCACCTGAAGGACCTGTTGGCCCTGTAGCCCCATTTGAACCTATT